GGGAAACTATGAAGCCTGAGCTTGAAACTTACTTCAACAACTACAATGAACTCTTCAATTCTGAAGGTTTCAAACAACTCATTCAAGAGCTTTCCAATAATGCAGTAACTTTAGCTGACATTCAGACAGTTAAAGATACTGAAGACTTCTTCTTTAGAAAAGGTCAAGTTGCTGCTTTAGCTTCTGTAATTAACTTACAGGGAACTATTGAAGCAGCTAGAGACCAAGCAGAAGAGGAAGAAGAAGTAGATGATTAAAGTATACGACTTTCGTTGTGACAACGGACACGTATATGAACAATTCGTAGACTCTAGCACCGAAGTTAGTAGGTGCAAGTGTGGTGCTAGTGCTACAAAAATGCTGTCTGCCCCGGCTTTTATACTTGATGGACATACTGGGGACTTTCCCGGTAGGCACATGAAGTGGGTAAAAGAACACGAACAAGCAGGTAGATCAAACCCATCTCCATAATGACTAAGTTCACGGAGTTTAATTATGTCTAAAGCGACGATGGTTGACATGCAACCTGAAGAGGCAAATGCAGAAGAAACCATAGAAAACGAAGAACTTGAGATTCAACAAGAAGTTGAGCAACCTCAGACAGAAGAACCTAGAATCCCAGACAAGTACCAAGGCAAGTCCTTAGAAGAAGTAGTACAGATGCACCAAGAAGCTGAGAAGCTTTTAGGTCGTCAGTCTGGAGAAGTAGGAGAACTTCGTAAGGTAGTAGACGACTACATTTCTAGTCAGACACAACCGCAAGCACCTCAACAATACGTTGAGCCTGAAGACGATATAGATTACTTTACAGACCCTCAAGCAGCAGTTAATCGTGCTATTGAGAATCATCCTAAGATTAAAGAAGCACAAGAGTACACTACTCAGTACAAAAAACAATCATCTCTGGCTACGCTTAATAACAAGCATCCAGACATGCAGGACATCCTTAAGGACCCTAAGTTTGCTGAGTGGATACAAGCTTCAAAGATTAGGACTCAGTTGTTTGTACAAGCTGACCAACAGTTTGATGCAGAAGCTGCTGACGAACTGTTTTCACTCTGGAAGGAGCGTAAGACAGTAGCACAGCAGACAGTGCAAGTTGAAAAACAGGCACGTAAGCAGCAGATCAAAGCAGCTAACACAGGCAATGCACGAGGCAGTGCTGAAGGGAGTCGTAAGAAAGTGTATCGTAGGGCCGACATTATTAAACTAATGAGAACAGACCCTGAGCGTTACCAAGCTTTATCGGAGGAAATCTTAAGAGCTTATAGCGAGGGTCGAGTCAAATAATCTAAAGGAGATTGTGACTTATGGCTACTGCTACATATCCCGGAGCAGCGGGTAATACTGCAAAGACGGAAGCGGCAACGTTTATTCCAGAAATCTGGAGTGACGAGATTATTGCTGCTTATCAAAAGAACCTGAAGATGGCTCCTCTTGTCAAGAAACTCGCTATGAGTGGCAAGAAGGGTGACAAGCTTCACATCCCTAAGCCTGTACGTGGCGACGCAAATGCTAAGGCTGCTGATACTGCAGTTACTATCATTGCCAACACTGAAGGCGAACTGACTGTCGACATCGACCGACACTTTGAGTACTCAAGACTCATCGAGGACATCGTTGAAGTACAAGCTTTAAACAGCTTACGACAGTTCTACACCGAAGACGCTGGCTATGCACTGGCTACCAAGATCGACAATGACCTCCACTCTTGTGGTACTGGTTTTGGCGATGGTGGTGCAGTAGTGTTTGGAGCAGCCCCTACGGACTATCAGCACACTGGTGCTTTCTTCAACGACAACGGTACGACAACTCAGTACACTGACGACACAATGGACGCAAGTGACGTGTTTACTGATGCTTTCTTCCGTAACATGATCCAGAAGTTGGACGACAACAATGTCCCAATGGAAAGTCGTGTACTCGTTATCCCGCCTTCTGTTCGTAACACGATCATGGGCATTGACCGTTACGTGTCTTCTGACTTTGTTTCAGGCAGCACTGTAAACTCAGGTCTTATCGGTAACTTGTACGGCGTTGACGTATACGTTTCTGCTAACTGCGCTACTATTGAAGCTGCAGCAGACAACACTGCGTCATCTATCGACACTCGTGCAGCACTCTTGTTCCACAAGGACGCTATCGTTCTTGCAGAGCAGCAGTCAGTACGTTCACAAACCCAGTACAAGCAGGAATACTTGTCAACTCTGTACACGGCTGATTGTCTGTACGGTGTTCAGGTTTATCGTCCTGAAGCTGGTTTCGTTCTCGCTATTGCTGAGTAATGAACTCTACGGGGGTCGCTTAGGCCCCCTTTTTCTTTATTTTGTTTTCTTTAGCTGGAGCAGTCTATGGGTATCTTTAGAGGACCGGGAGG